GGGTGCTGAAGGTGTCGCGGTCGCACGGCGAGGAAGGCATCGAGCTCAAGCCGCGCCCGGCATCGGTGATGGGGTCGGATTCGTCGCTGGTGCTGCCGTCGCTGGAGCAGCGCCTCAATTTCTTCGCCCGGTCCGAGCAGGCGGGGAAGGGGTTCACCGGCGACTGCCTGGTGTACGACGAATGCCAGGATCTTGAGTCGGCGGACACGGCGTCGACGCTGCCGACGCTGCGGGCGCGGCCGAACCCGCAGGTGATCTACACCGGCAACGCGGGCACGAAGAAGTCGACGCATCTGGCGAAGGTGCGGCGGCGGATGGTGGCCGGCGGCGACGGGTCGCTGTTCGGCGCCGAGTGGTCGATCATCCCGCACACTGAGGATTGCCGCGAGTCGTGCGGCGAGCATGACGGCGACGATGATCCGCGGTCGTGGGCGAAGGCGAATCCGTCGCTCGGGCGGCGCCGGGCGAACCGGACCGGCATCTCGGTCGACGGGATCCGCCGCGAGGCGCGGGCGATGGGCGTGCACAGCATCGAGTTCCGGCGGGAATGCCTCGGCGTCGGCGACTACCCGGACCCGGCTGAGGGCTGGGCGGTGATCGCTCAGGGATGGTGGGCGGCGACGATGGTCACTGCGGACGGCGGCCGCCCGCAGCGGCCGCTGGCGTTCGCCGTGTCGATGACCCGGGACCGGCGGTGGACGACGATCGGCCTGGCCGGCAGGCGGGATGACGGCCGGGCCGCCGTCGAGATCGCCAGGCGGGAACGCGGCGCCAGCTGGCTCTCCGGCGCGGCGAAGGAACTCGACGGCACGTGGGATCCGTGCATCTGGGTCGTCGACTCGCGGGACCCGGCCGCGTCCGAGGTTGATGACCTGCGTGACGCGGGCCTCGAGGTGCACGTGACGACCGCGCCCGAGCTGGTGCACGCGTGCGGCCAGCTGTTCGACGCGTTCCGCGACAACAAGCTCGCGCACACTGACGACCCGGATCTGCGGCGCGCGGTCGCCGGCGCCGACAAACGGGACCTGGAGGCAGCGTGGGCGTGGGACCGCCGCAACGCGGCCGTTGACCTGACCCCGCTGATCGCGGTCACGCTCGCGCACTGGGGTTACCTGAAGTACGGCCCGGACGCCGACTATGACATCGGCGAGTCGGTCGGGTGGGACGCCGGCGAGGTCGTGAGGCTGCTGTCGAACGGCACGTACTCGGCGCCGTTCGACATCGTCCGGCTGCGGCGTTCCGGGCTGCTCGATGACGCCGGCCTGAAGGTGATCGAGGCGGCCGGGTTCCCGGTGCCGGCAGGCATCTGATGCGGCGCGTGCGGATGGCGCTCGGCCGGGCCGTGCGGTTCGCCGACGGGGCCCCGGATGTGACGGGCCTGCCGTGCGACCTGATCGCGACGGACGACGCCGGCGAGTACATGCGGCGCTATCACCTGGAGTTCGGCGGCGAGCGGGCGGTGCGCCTGCATCACATCCTCGCGAGTGACCCTGGCGTGCTGCTGCATGATCATCCGTGGGATTACGTGACGATGCTGCTCGACGGCTCGTACACGGAGATCACGCCGGGCGGCCGGGTGCGCTACGACGCGCCGTGCGTGCTGACGCGGCGCGCCGAGCAACTTCACCGGCTCGAACTCGACGCGCCGGTGTGGACCTATTTCGTGACCGGCCGGGTGCGCCGGAAGTGGGGTTTCGCGACGCCGCGCGGATGGGTGCCGCACGACCGCCATCCCGGTAACGGCACGATGATCGACTGCGATCCGCCGGCGCCGCGAGCCAGGCGCGAGTGGTGACCGGGAGGGGATCACGCGATGACGACCGAGACGCTGAGCTGGCGCGAGCCCCGCGCGCTGGGCACAGCCGTGCTGGGCCGCGCGGCACAGCTGGCGCGGGCCGGCGCAGGGCGCGTCAAGGCGGCGACGCTGGCCGGCTGGCGGTTCCTGCCGGCCGCCGGCTGCGCGGGGCTGTTCTCGGCCGGCCTGGCGATGCATTTCGGGGCGTGGACCGGGTTGTGCTCGGCTGCGGTGTTCCTGGGCATCGCCGACTACCGGATGCCCTGATGGGCGTCCTGTTCGGCCGTTCGCGGGAGCTGCGTGCGGGCGGCTCCGGCGGCGCGGGCTACTGGGGGATCGGGTCGCCGCAGGACCTGATCGCGCCGCGGCCGTTCTGGCGGCCCGGGCTTCCGTATATCACCGCGGATAACGCGCTGCGGCATTCGGCGGTGTGGGCGTGCCTGGATCTGCGCGCGGGGCTGGTGTCGACGCTGCCGCTCGACGTCTACCGCCGCGTGAACGGCGTCCAGGTCGAGATGCCGCGCCCGCAGGTGCTCCGCAACCCCGGCGGCGTGTCCGTGTCGGTGCCGGGCGACGGCTACGCCGAGTGGATGTACGCGACGCAGTTCGACCTGGACCGCACCGGCAACGTGATCGGGGTGATCACCGCGCGGGACGGCCTCGGCCTGCCGGCGGTGATCGAGCTCGCGCCGACCGCGCAGACCTCGGTGATCGTCCGCGGCGGGGAGCTGGCCGCGTACCGGATCGCCGGGAAGTCCTACGACCCGGCCGACATCTGGCATGAGCGGGCGCATGTCGTGCCCGGCATCCACGTCGGCCTGTCGCCGGTCGCCTACGCGGCGTTCACCCTCGGCCAGTTCTTCTCCGTGCAGGAGTTCGCGTCGAACTGGTTCGGCGCCGGCGCGGTCCCGAAGGCCAGGCTGAAGAACGTCAGCAAGACGATCGACACCAAGCAGGCCGCGATCGTGAAGGAGTCGTGGCTGGCGGCGATCACGGCGAATGAGCCGTTCGTGCACGGAGCGGACTGGGAGTACTCGATGCTGCAGGCGCAGCAGGCGTCGACGGACTGGCTGGATGCGCAGAAATTCTCGATCACCGACGCCGCCCGGTTCTTCGGCGTCCCCGCCGACCTGGTCGACTCAGGCGAGACCGGGGTGACCGGGAAGGTCACCTACCAGAACATCACGCAGCGGAACCTGCAGTTCCTGATCATGCACCTCGGCCCGGCGATCATCCGCCGCGAGAACGCGCTCACCGCCCTGACCCCGCAGCCCCGGTACGTGAAGCTGAACACCGACGCGTTCCTGCGGCTCGACCCGATCCAGCGGGCGACGATGCTGCAGATGATGATCGAGTCGCGGACGCTGGCGCCGTCGGAGGCCCGCGAGCTCGACAACCGGCCGCCGTTCACCCCGGCGCAGCTCGACGAGTTCGACCGGTTCTGGCCTCCCCAGCCGGGCGCGCCCGCGCCGCCCGTCCTGGACGGCGCGCTGCCCGCCGGCGACCGCGCCCGCGCCGCGATCGCCGGGCCCCTGGCACTGCCGGCCGGCAGCGGATGAAGGAGACAGATCACGATGGCCGATGTCGACAACAGCGCGTGGGACGCCTCGAAGGCATGGGCGAACGGCGCGGCCGCAGACGACCCGGCCGCGTTCTACAACGGGATCTGCGCCGGGAAGAAAGCCGGCGACCCGGCGACGCAGGCCGCGCACGCCCTGCCGCACCACTACCACCCGGGCGACGCGCCGAACGCGTCCGGGACCGCCAACGCCCTGTCGCGGCTGCCGCAGACCCAGGGCCTGACCAACAAGGCCGCCGCCCAGGACCACCTCGAGGCGCACATGAAGGTCATCAACCCGGACTACGAGCCCGCGTCGAAGGCGGTCGCCGCCGTGACGGCGCGGGCCGCGGTGATCCGCCGCGCCGCCCGGGCTGCCGCTGACGCGGATGACTCGGTGCCCGGCCTGGTCGCCGCCCTCGACGCGACCCTGGACCAGGCCGCCGCGCTGCTCGCCGCCGGCGATGAGGCCAGCATCGCGCAGGCCGCCGCCCTGATCACCGCCGCGGAGGCCGTCGCCGACGACCTGATGGACCTGCTCGGCATCCCCGACCCCGACGACCCGGACGCCGGGCAGGCCGCATCGGCGCCGCGGCCTGCCGCCACGCGGGCCCGGCCGGCCGCGGCCCGGGTGCGGCCGGCGAACGCCCGGCAGGTCGCGCAGATGCGCGCCGACGCCATGCACGGCCAGCGGCGCGGGGAGTTTCCAGCCGGCGCCGGCCGGCGAACGCCCGCTAAGGCGAACCTGCGCCATGAGCAGACGATCTTCAACGGCAAGCCCCACGAAGCGCTTCACGGCTACGCCACCGTCTACGACCTCGAATACGAGATGTGGGACATGTTCGGGCCGTACAAGGAGAAAGTCGCGCCGGCGCCGAGGTTTGTTTCCTGGTCAACCAAGGCGGTACGGCCATGGCCAGGACCAGCAACGGC